ATGGGGACGTAGCGGACCTGGGACTTGTCGATCAGGCGCGTGATGGTGCCGCTGAACAGGCCCGTCTCCGGGTCGTGCTCGGCCTTCACTTCCTTAACGTCTTCCTGGGACTGGAGCATCTCGAGGGAGTCGACGTCTACATCACTGAACTCCTCTTCCTGCTCTTCCTCACGCTTGTCCCAGAACACCTTGACGATGCCCGTGCGGGCCATGAGGCCGTCTTGGATCACCGAGGCGAACGTGCCGTAACTGTCGTTCTGACGGTGGATCACGTAGTCCGCGTACTCCGTTGCGATCCGCATGGGTTCGACGTCATTGTCGGTCTGCGGATCGAACGATACGATTTTGTTGCCTGCGCTGAAGGTCTCGAGCAAGACAGCTTTGAGAGATTCCACAGCATCGAACACGTCCATTGAGACGTACTTCGAATTACCTGCGTGGGAAGGAGCGGGCTTTTCGCCATGGTAGTACTCCATGACCTTCTTGCGCTCGTCGGACAGCTTCGATGAGTAGTACTCGACACTGGAGGTGGAGTACTTCTCGACGAGAGCCTTGAGTTCCGATTCCGACACAGGCTTGAACTTCTTGGAAGCCTTAGCCATTAAATCATTTCGATGTAGAAGTCATCTGTACTCTCAACAGGAGTAAAGCGACCTTCGTGGATGAAATTCGCGATTGCGAGGGACATTACGCAGTCGTCAAAGCACCCGGGTTCCGCTTGCATCTTCCCCTCGTCGGTCACCACGTAAGTGATGAGTTCCCTGAGGGTCACCTTGTCGTTGACCTCGATGTCCTTCTCACGGAACGAAGCGCGGAGCTTGTCGATGATGAGAGGCTTGGTCTTGACGGTGGTGCGGAAGCCATAGACGACCGTCTCATCCTCTGTCTCTTTGTCGACGTGCGTCTCAAAGTACAAATTAGGATAGGAGAGGTCTTTGCCTAGGCGGGTTGCTGTGAGAATGCCGTGGTTGTTGTTTTCCACGCCGATCTTGGCCGTGTTGAAGAACTGGCCGATCTTGTCCAACACTGTTGCGAAGTAGTCGGGGTGTACCTGGGATCGGTAGACGCCGACCTGTCGTTTCTGCGAGTCGAGGATCTGTGCTACAGACCAGTCCCCGCCCTTGTAGCCCATAGCCACGTCCGCACCGATGTAGTACGTCTCGCCGGGATCGTGGAGGCGGTAGAGAAGGAGGTCGCCGCGAGGGGCTTCCTCGAGGGACTCGCCGATCAACTCCATGCGGACCTTGATGTCCGGAGCGATCTGCATGAGTCCGTGGATCTGTTGCGTGTGGAATACCGGGCGACCTGAGGTCAGGAAGGCTTCGTCGGCGTGGCAGGGATACTCCTGCATGAACATCTCGTCGCCGTTGATCGCGATCTTGTGTCGACGGAACATAAGCTGCTCGTCGTCGAGACCGTAGAGCTTGACTAGCTCGTCTTCCTTGGGGGTCCTGGAGAAACCCTTGGACACCGGGGACCGGTACTCCTTCTGGACGAACCAGGGGATGAAGACAGCCTCGAAGTCGGACTTTCCTTCGACCGCCGAGGTCCAGATGTTGTGGAAGGGGTTTCCGATGCCGTTGGCCGTGCTCTCGACGAACACGAAGGTGCCAGGGGAACTCGGGATGGCCTGCATGAGGCCGTTGATGTTGTCCTTGGCCGTGGCGGGCGGGTAGAACGCTGCCTCGGACAGGTGGGCCAACTGAATGGTTTCGCCTCGACCGACACCCTCACCGCCTGCCGTAGCCACCATGTAGGAGCTATCGAGCAGGTCGAAGGAGAGTTCGCGGCGGGACGAGTATTTCGTATGGGGACGGAGGATCTCGGGGACGTTCTCGTGATACCGCTTGGCCATGTCGAACAGGGCCTTCGTGGATTCCCCGAGGTGGGTCATAACGATGGACTTGACGGCCTTGTGTTGGCTCGTCCACCAGTAGATGATCCCCTCGATGATGGTCGACAGGCCCTGCTGGCGTCCCTTGAGGACCACCACGCGGACCTTGCCGGTTGTCTGAAGCTGTCGGATGACAGTCTTCATGAAAATCTTTTGGGCGTCGTTGAGGACAAGGGGAACGACCGTCCCCTCCTTCGTTCGAATCTTGAGCGCGTGCTTGGCGTAGTACTCGAAGTCCTCGAATAGCCGCTTTCGCACGGCGTCAATACTCATTCGGTGTCCATATCTTTCGCCAGGTCAGCGAGGAAATCCTCGGCCTTCTTAACGTTCAGGTTGGTGTCGGTGGCGGGTTTCGCCATCGTGAAGTCGAGGAGCGTGCGGGCCGCAGCAAGGCGGTCCTTGGGACTGATGTCCGTCAGACGCACCATGGCTACCACTGCTTCGATACCTTCACGGGCGTACTCGTCCTTGGGGATGTTGTAGCCTTTCTGTTCCATGATGTTCACTAGTTGCTTGGCTTCAGCCATGGCGTGTGCCATAACCTTCTGGCGCATGTGTTTGGTCCACCCCGCCTTGGCCCCGAAGGGCCGTTTGGGGGTAGTCTTTCTCCGGGAACGCCACTCAGCTAACTGAGCGCGGCCTTCAGGCGTCTGACTCAGCTTCGCGAAGTGACTTCCCGGGTTTTTTCGGCCCTTTCGAGCGTCCGGTTTCGGTGCTTGCGACACTGGGTTTCTCGATGGTGTCCAGGCGAGTCCGTATGGACTTCTGAGCGGCCAAAAGGGTCGCCTGGGTGGTTGGGACGAGGTGGGAATGGGGGAGTTGGAAGAGGACCTCCTCCCCACATGCCAGTTTTTCCTCGTTTGTGAGCGCTGCGTCTTCCCACACACGGTCGAAGGCACGCAGCAAGTGGATAATGTCGATGAGTTTCAAGGGTTATTTTCCGTAGCGGATTAAAGTTTCGGCAACGCGCTTCGCTTCAATCTGCTGGTCGGTAGACGCACCCTTCATGAAGTCATCGAATGCCTTTTGGCGGGCCTCGTTGGGGTCCTTAGCAGTCTTCACGTTCTTCGTGTCGATCAGTTTGGCCACCAGCTTCTGAACTTCAGGGTCCTGGGCTTGCGCCAATGCCTGCTTCTGGATGATCTGGCGGCTTTCCTTGGCCGAGTTCCACGCGGGAACGCTCTGGATGTCCCCAGTGGCCTGTGCGATGGGCGACGGGCCTGCAGGAGCAGCTTGAGCGGCCCTCCGTGCGTCCCGTTCAGCGAGCGCTTGCGGCGTGCGATCACCATGCTCCGCCTTGAGGAGGCGCTGGATCTCGTAGAACGATGCACGGTCGATCTCCTTGGCTCCTGAGGTCATCAGTTGGGTGATCTTCGGGGCCAGCGTGGGATGATCGTTGGCGATCCGCTGCAGGGTCGGGAGACCCGTGGCGTTGCTGATGGGACCTTCGGGAGTACCGACGTGAGACATCAGTTCCGTGAGTCGTCCGTGGCCAGTGTCCAGGCCGGGAGCGTTGAAGCTGCCGTCCATTACGCTGGTGAGACGACGCTCCGCAGCCTGCGCCTTAACGTGAGCCTGTGCGGCCTTCGTTGCGGGCTGAAGCTCGTCTGCGGGGACGAACGTCTCCTGGCCGTTGTGATCGACTCGGACGTACGTGCGCCCATCTGGGCCTGGCTGCGGCTCGACGTGCTTTACCGTGACCGGGATGTCCGTATCGGAATTGCGCCACACCGCGACGTTGCCTGGAGTAGCCACCTCAGCCTTCGCTTGGGCCTTTTGGGCCGCTTGGAGAGCCGGGGACGCTGGGGCATGGGGACCCATGGCGGCAGCTTCGGCCTGGCTCCGCATGACCTTCGAGAACTCGGACATCTGATCCGCATTGCGTGGAGGGCCGAACTGGTTCGACATACCAAGCAAGTTGGTCGGATCACTGTGGAACTGGTCCGCGAGGGCCTGCTTCTGCGCCAGTTGGGTCTTCAGGGACTCCTTCGACGCGGCTGCGTTCGCTGCCTCTTGGGCTTGGAGCGCCGCACGCTGAGCGGGGGTGACCTGAGGGCCGATCTGGGCCGCAAGCTGCTCGGCCTGCTGCTTGGCGTAAGCCTGTGCTGCCTTGGCCTGGGTTGCGTTCATCTGCGGACCCACGGACGCCTCTGCTTGCGCGGCTTGCTGGGACTGTTGAGCCATACCAGCACGGTTCGCCTGTCCAGATTGTTGAGCGCGGAACATGTAGTCCCTTGCTGCCGCTTGGGCCTCTGGGGTGAACGGACTGGCCGCTTGGGCTTGCTGGCGGGCCTGCTGGGCTGCTGCTTGGGCACGCTCGAAGGCGCTGTCTCCTTGCTTCCAACCCTTGGCCGTTTGGCCGGCTGTAGCGGCTGCTGCACGGGCTGCTTGGGCCGCTTGAGCGGCTTGGGCGAGGTCCTGGGCACTCTGACCTGCGGTGCCCTGCCCGAAGCGCTTGAGGAACGCCTGGGCCATGGGGCCTTGCTGCAGAGCCGACTCGATGTTCGCTGTACGGTTCGTACGCCCACCGAGCAGCGCACCCATCACGTAGTGACGTACCGGGGCTAGCGTGAGAAGACTTCCACCGGGGACCACATGGGAGACCGCGTGCAGAGCACCGTTGTCGACCAACATGCGGGCGAGGCTGGCCACCTTCCCCAGGTTCGCTGGGGTCGGGGAGGTCAGCGTGAGCGTTCGCTGGTGCATCTGGATTGCATCCGCCACCGCATCTCCGTTAGGGAGTTGGCGCAGGGCGCTGATCTGGTCGTCGCTGAGCCCTCGGGCACGGTTGAGGGCGTTCAGGAGAGTCTGTCGGTCCTCCGTCTTCGGCATCTGGCGAAGCTGGTCGGCAGCTTCCTGAGTGTAGCGGCGAGCAAGTGCATTGGCATCGGCTGGGCCTAGCTTCGCGCCCTCCTGCGTCGCGCGACTGTTCATCGCCTGGAGATCAGAGAGGATCTGGGCGTCGCGCTGCCCCCCCTCTACGCTGCCTGCCTTCAGCAGGAACGAGTTTGAGAGTTGGTTGTCGGTAGCCTTCGTGAAGGCACCACCAAGCCCGCCTCCGACCGCTCCGAGGCCCATGCCAGTTGCAAGCTGCCCTGGGGTGACGTCGTCGAGGTAGTTTGCGTGGCCGAGGACCTGTGCGGCACCCTCGGTCATCCCTGCGGCACCACCGGCCATCACTCGGGCAGCACGGGAGGCCGTGGGAACGGCTTCGATGGCCTTGTTGACCAAGGAGATGTCACCCGCACCAGGCACGAAGGCCGAGCCGATCTGGCCAGTTAGGAACGCCGGAGACTTGTCCTCGTAGTCCTGCACTTGGCCAAGGACGTTATGGTAGCGATCCGAGAACGAGCCGCCATCTTGGTAGTTGACCGCCGCGTTGAGGGCTGCACCGGCCTTGTCGGCCATACCAAACGTGAGGCCATCAACCACACCGTGAGCCGCGTTACCGAGGGCTTCGATGGGGGAGTCGGTGGCCTCGTCCGCAGCGCGTTGGAACCAGCCCTTCTGCGGCTGTTGGGCTGCTTGCTCGGCTGCGATCTGCGCCGGTGACTTCTGGCCTGGGAGAGCGAACTGGATGTTGTCGCTCGGGGGAGGTGCGCCGTATCCGTTAGGGTCCGGGTTCGCGGGGGCGGAAGCAGCTTGCGTGGGCTGTCCAGAGGGCGCTCCTTGGGCCTGTACTGCACCTGAGGCTACCTGGGCATTGCCTGCGTCTTGCGGGGCCTGCTGAGGCGCTGTGGACGCACCGGAAGAAGCATCAGCTAGCGGGAAGTTGTCCCACCAGTTCCCCTTCTCGATCCGACCAGCGACCTGCTGGCCATACTGGAGGGTCGTCGGGGCGTTGGGGTTGCGGGGATCGCTGACTGCGATGCCCTTCTGTGCTTTGTCGATTGCACCGGGGCCACCGTAGTAGCCTGCGGCTGTCAGCGCGGGGTCACCCCCGGCCTTCTCCGACAACTGCTTGATGTACCGGACACCTGCTCGAGCATTGTCGACGGGGTCATTGATGTCCCATCCTTTGTCGGCCACGGAGTGAAACGTCGCGGGGATAATCTGCATCCCGCCGTGGGCGTCCGCGTTGGACGTCTTCGTGTTCTTTCCGCTTCCGGACTCTTGCTGATAGATGCTGCGGGCAACTGCGGCGTCCTGGGGACTCGCACCCTCTGCGTCCAATGCAATGTCCATCGGGCTTGCGATAGGGAACGAGTCCCAGGAATCTGCCATGGTTTAAGGAACCTTTCTTTGTTTACCGTTGGGGTCAGTGAAGATCGTGCCGCTCGGGAGCTTGCTTGCTTCCGCGAAGCTCGATACCTGCACGGGTTGGTAGCCAGCGCCGGTGGACGACCTGGTAGGAGGAGTTGCTTGGGGCGCTGCAGGGGCCTGCGGGACACCGAGGTCCTGACGACCGTTAGAGCCGTACGGGGTTATCGGACGGTTTGCCGCCTCACTGCCACGCTTAACGACTCCCGTATAGAAGTCCATGCGGCTCTTGAGGATCGGGTTGGCACGCTCGTAATACGCATCCCAGACAGCCGGGGAATCCGAGGGACTCGGGACCGATCCAACTGCGCGGGTCCACTCGTCATTACTGAGTGAGCCGTTGAGGCCTGCAACTTCCATCTTCGCGCCGTCAATCTTGGCGTTATTCAGAGTGTTGTAGTCCGCAGCCGCTTGCGCCATCGAGCCTCCACCCACCGCCGCTGCAGCACGCTGGGCCATCGAAGGGAGCGCTGAGTAAGCCTTGAGGTACCCAGCGCGGCTCGAGTCGGTCTTGAGCGTCTCCGTGAGGTTCCGCGCAGCGTCCATTCCCGCCTGAGACTGCTGGAGGTTCGTGAGCACCGGGATCGCAGCATTACCGTTCGTCTGGTCTTGCTTCATGGCGGCCCGTTGCGCCTCCATGGTGTTCTCACCGATCTTGTTGTTCATCTCGAGCATCTTCTGCGCTCTGACCTTGCCCAGGACGTAGTCTTGTACCTGGCTGTTCGGCAGAACCTGCGGCTGCTGGCCAGGCATCTGGACCATCGAGAACGCGCCGTCCTGGCCCACCGGGGTGACCCTGGGCGTGTTCAGTTCGCGTTGCTGGTTGAGCGTCGAGTCGAAGTTGTCATTGAACGCCTTACCTGCGTCAGCCATGCCCGTCTTGAAGTCCTTGCCACCCATCATCGCGGAACCTGCTGCAATTAGGCCGTTGTCCATCGACAGGGACGGGTTCGTCGCCTGGTTTGCGAACATCGCCTGGATGGCATCGGAGTTAGGGTAGCCGCCCATGGCCTGGGTGATCGGCGTCTGCGGGGCCTGCGGATCCATGGCTTGCGCCACAGGAGTCTGCGGGGCCTGCTGCGGAGCCATGGCCTGCGCCACGGGGGGCTGCATGGGAGCACCACCGCCGAACATCGACTGTCCGGCCTGGTTGTTCATCGGGTAGCTGTAGGAATACGGCAGGTCCGTGGACTTGTCGGTCCCGTAGAACTGCAGTGCCTGCCCCAGGTACGCCGGGAGACTGTGGGACCCATCATCGCGCGGGTCAATGCCCGGAGGCATGTCAAACGAGTAAGCCATTGGGGCCTCCTTAGTAGCCGAACGCAGAGAGACCCGCAGGGGCCTGCGTAGCGTTCATGGCCGTGGTGGCCTGTGTGGTGTAGTCATTTCCGCCAGGCATCGTGAAGCCGCTGTTGTTGAAGTTGGTGCCACCTGTGTTGCTGTATCCACCGAGCTTGTCCGCGATGCCGTAACCCATGAGACCACCACCGGCAGCGCCTTGGAGCGCACCCGCAGCCGTCGAAGGGCCTACCGACGACACTGGCTGACCGCCCCATTTCCCGTTAATCACGTTCATGTACTGACCGTAGAGGTTCAGCGGGGTGGACTGTTGCTCCTGGAACTGCTGCATCGCGGCGTTGTTCTGCGCCTGCTCCTGTCCCTGGTAGAGGCCGCCTGCAGCGTTGAGTTGGTCGAAGTTGTTGCCGTTCGCCTGTTGGCCGTTGAGGAGACCCGAGGACCCCATCTGATACGCGTTGCCGAGTTGGTTGTTCGCCGTGAGCGCACGATCCGAGTTGGCGTTGTACTGCGACTGCGCCGTCTGGAGGCCCGTGTTGAAAAGCTGGCCTCGGATCTGTGCTGCTGTGTCAGCCATCTGCTCCGAAGCGTTGCGCTGGAGGATCGCTTGGGTCACCCCGGTACGTGTGGAGTCTGTGTTACCGTTTCCTGCGGCCGTTACAGCCAGCGAGGGAAGCTGCGACTCGTTCAGGTTCCGTGAGGCATCGCGGTTGGCTGCGTTGACCATCTGCGTGGCCATATCACTGTTCGCCAGTCCGTTTGCGTAGTTCATGAACCCTTGGGTCGGGTCCTGCTGTGCCTGCGCTAGGAGTCCTTGGGCGTTGGTGCCATACTGCGAACCCGTCTGCGTGAGGCCCATACCAGTGTTGTAGAACTGGTTTGCCGTATTGATGCCGTTACCGTTCGCGTAGGATGCGGTCTGATCGGCTCCTTGGGTCTGGTAGGGATTCAGACCAGCTACGCGTGGTCCGCTGTACGTTCCCATGCCCAGGGCATTGTGGAGCGCGTCTTGGGACCCTTGGAACTCGCCGCTGATATACGGCTGCGCTGCGGACCAGGGGGAATTGGCAGCCTGGGCTGCGGACTTTTGGGCATCGGCGGCATTGCTCGAGGCGATACCACTACCGACCGCGCCGACTGCTGCTGCCCCTACTGCCGCTGCGGCCACATGCGAGCGCATGAAGATCGCGGGGGCGAGGAGCTTGAGGATTGACTTGATCATAGGACCTTGGAAAAGAGGCGCTCGGTTTCCCGCCAACCCATCCGCTCAAAGATCGGTCCCATGTCTAGGTGCAACTTGGTCCCGGAGAACACCTTCTTGACCCCACGGGCCTTGAGGGTCTTCTCCACGTACTTGAAGAGCTTTACGCCTGTCCACCCCTGCCGATGCTCCGGGGAGATGTAATAGACGTCAGTAAAGCCGTGGAGGTCGTTCTTGTAATGGAGGTGCGGACGGACGATGCTGATGTGGTAGCCAACGATCTTTCCGGCCTCGCGGGCCGTGACGATGTGTAGCGCCCCAGAATCACAAAATGCTTCGTACTGCCGATAGTCGGGGGCCAGCTTAATGGTGTCGTGGTCGATTGCGACCTCTTGCCAATGAGCGGGCCACAGGGCCTCCATTTCAGACACGATGTCCCGCCACTTCTCTACTGAATAGGTAATCACGGCTTGGATGTCCGAATGTCAACGACCATGTGGATGCGGTCGCAGGGGGAGTTGTTGATCACTTCATGCTCTTCGGCGTTCTGGAACCACCAGGTCTCGCCTGGGGCCATGTAGACGTCCTCGTCGCCCGTGCGGAAGTACACCCCAGGGGCGCTTTGGAGCACCACATGGAAGCGATCCCAGTATTGGGCATGTTCCGGAGTATCCGCGTGCGGGAAGATGCGACCACCAGGGGCGATCTTGTTGACGATCACGCGCCCGAGGCGCTCACCGGCCACGCGGGCCATGAGACCCATGACGATGGGACGGGCTTCCGGGAGGGCCTTGTATGCCTCCTGGTCAACGCACTCGTGCTGGTCGAAGTTCTCGAGGTGCTTCTTGAGGGCTTCTTCGGTTTCATGCACGGAGCGCGGCGGGAAGCGCAGGATGATCGACTCGATCTGCCCGAACGGCCCCTGGGGGTAGTCGCGCAGGTACGTGTCGGCCTTCCAGATCTCCGGACGGCGTTGGATTGCGAGGTTGAGCGGCACTGTGTCCAGGCCTACTCCGATTCGCATGAAGTTTTTCATTGCTCTCTCGATTTAAAAGGGTTACGTGACCCGCGCAGCAAGTTGCGTCAGTGCCGCGTTGATAGCGGCGACCGAACGCTCGAGCTTCTTTAGCTCTTCCTGAAGCCACTGGGCCTCGGATCCCTTTAATGGGGGCTGTGCTGCGCGGACGTAGTTCTGAAGGGGTACGGTGAAAGTGACTGCCATGGGTTACCTCCGGGACAGCGACTTGACTTCGACATCCATGCCAGAGATCTGGAAGTTAGAGATCGAGGGGGTGCTGACCTTGTAGGACAGGTAGCGCCCGGAGACCATCATGTCGAGCTTGTAGTCGCTGCTCGGGTTGAAGGTTGCTTTGGACCGATAGTTCGGCGTCTGCTCCGGGAGATCCGAGGAGCCGAATTCGAACGTGAACGTACCTGTACTGTCGTCGAAGAACGACTCCGGGACCGCACACTGCACCGTCTTGTACGAACGCAGCGGGAGGCCCTGGGTATCCAGGGAGATCCCCACGCGTTCCACGTAGGCGGGCTTGAGCGTCTCGGTGTTAGCTGGAAGGTTCACCAGGCCTACGGTCGGGAGGTCGACGGCATACACGCAGGAATCTGACAGGCCCTTGGACTGGTCGTATACCCCGAGCATGATCGACAGCTTCGGCGTGCCGCCACCCGAGAAGCTCGAATATGCCGTGTTGAACAGGGTGTAGCTGTTCGTGACGTCCGGGAACGAGTTCTTAACGAGCGAAGCATTGGCCTCTGCCCCACCGACGATGTTCGGCAGGTCCATGAAGGACCAGGTGTCGTTCTTGTAGTTGTACGACGCGGCCTGGTTGCAGAACTGAGTGCCCGCGAAGGACGCCTCGTCCTGCAAGGTCGCGTAGCAGAAGTGCAGTAGCTTCGACACGGAGTCGTGAGCCACGAAGCAGAACTGCTGCTTGTTGCGGTCCAGTGTGCTGAAGATGCGGCGACGGACGCGGCCATCTGCAATCGACTGGCGGCTGATGCCGTCATGGACGTAGATGTCGTTGTCGCCAAATACAAAGTGCTTGCTTTCGACCTCGACCACACAGTTCGTGTTGATGATGCCGCCCTCGAAGGGGAGCCTGCGGAAGTTGAAGACGTTCAGGTCGCCCGAGTACTCCATGAGCCACAACTGGTTCTGGGAGTAGATGATGAAGGCCTCGCCAAGGGAGAGACCATCGCGGATCGGGTTCTTCATGTCACCGATGACATTCTCACCGGCCACGTAGTTCGTGTTCGCGGGGTCCCATTGGAGACCGGAGACCGGCGTGGAGTACTGAAGCGGGTTCGACCACTTCACCATCGTGGGGTAGTCGGTGCCGTTCTTGTTGATCCCGAGGCAGATGCAGTAGCCCTTGAAGCCCCGCACGATGCTCGCCTGGTCCGTGGCCACCCAGTCGCCGCCCATGAGGGAGTACTGGGAGTCGCTCTTGATGTTCCGAGCGTACGGGCGCATGCCCTTGCGGGCCAGGAAGGACAGACCGGCGACCTGGGCGTGAGACCAGGCGTTGTCGTTGGATACAGTCCCCGTGGTCGGGGTCTGGAAGGACATCA